TGCAAATTCTGAGGGCTACGGGTCTGGAGCTCAAGCGTTCCGACGTGCGAGCGCTTTTTGCACGCCTCGTTCGGTCATGTCGGCGGCGTGGGCGATCGACCGCCAGGTGTGGCCGGCTTCTCGGGCTGCTCGCATGGCGGCGTCGCGGTCGTGGAGAGCTTGGCGCTCGGCTGCGACTGCTCGCGTGATCTCGTCGAGTGGGTTGTTCATGGTGGCAATGGTACTTGGTTAGGTAACTGAGTTGACACAAGGAACTAGGTTAGGTAACATAGTTCCCATGAGCACACCGACAGCAATCGAAATCATGAGCGCCACCGTCAAGGAGACTGCGGCAGCGCTGCGCAAAGCACTGCGCGAGGCATTCCCCGGCGTGAAGTTCTCGGTTCGCATGGCCACTGGCACGGCGTACGGATGGATCAGCCTCTCATGGACCGATGGGCCAACCTCCGCCCAAGTGCGCAAGATCGCGGGCAACTTCGAGTCGGAGCGGTTCAGCGGACTGGATGACTCCTACCACTCGACCGGGGTCACGCAGTGGTCATGCTGCGGCATCACCGACCAGCGCTCGATCTCCCGCGAGCGGATCGCGGAGGCCGTGGCGATGATCGAGCATGACACGGAAGGCGAGGCGTTCATCCGGCGCACTGATGGGTCCGTGGCGTTCTCCCCGTACCCGCACTTCTCGGATGAGCAGTTGGCACTCATCTACTGGCAGAAGGTCGCGGCATGAGCAGGGCCGTGGTAGTGGAGGCCGATCGGCACCGTAACGGTGTCGCTGGTGAGCCATTCTATGTCGGCATCCTCGATGAGGGCCGCGATGGTCGAAAACTGGTTGTGGCCTTCCCTGATGGCGGCGATGAGGTCAGCTTCAAAAACTGTCGCATAGCGGTGCTGGACCTGGACAAGACATCGCAGGGCAACATCTACATGCACGCGGTAGGTGCTCACGAGGGCGGCAATGCGTGGCGTGGGGATCATTACGAGAGTGCGGCGCGGCAGATTGCCGAGCATGTCGAGAAGCGATGGACGGCTGCATTGTGAGCGGCGTGATTGAGCTCCCGGGGGTCGAGTCTTCGCGGGCGATACGCGAGCAGCTCGCAACTGAAGGTCGCCCGGTTCTGCTGGCGTTCTCGGGCGGCAAGGATGCCCTTGCGTCGTGGCTGGCGCTGCGCGAGTCCGGCATCCCCGTGTTGCCCTACTACATGTACTACGTGCCCGGCCTGCGGTTCGTGGAGGACTACCTGACCTACTGCGAGAGTATCTTCGGGTGCCGGATCGCCCGGTATCCGCACCCGTCGCTGTATCGGTGGCTCAACCGCTTCGTCTTTCAGGCACCTGAGCGCTTGGCGATCATCGAGGCGGCACAGCTCCCCGAGCCCACCTATGAGCAGATGCTCTCGCTTGTCCGCGAAGATCAGGGCCTCCCGGCGGACACTTGGGTGGCCGATGGGGTGCGCGCTGCTGACTCGATCGTGCGCCGGCTCTCGGTCCAGAAGCATGGCGCGATGAAGTCGAAGCACCACAAGGTGTCTGTCGTGTGGGACTGGCGCAAGGCGCACGTCTTCGATGCCATCACGTCGGCAGGGATTGACCTCGCGCTCGACTATGAGTGGTTCGGTCGGTCGTTCGATGGGATCGATGCCCGTTTCACCGGGCCGCTGCGCGAGCACGCTCCCGAGGACTATGAGCGGATTTTGGAATGGTTCCCGATGGCTGAGTTGGACTTGGTGCGTCAGGAGTTGGCGTCATGACGTTCGAATTCGGGCAGGCAGCGAAGAAGGCGAAGAAGTCGCCGGGCTTCATGTCTGCGGCCTCGTCGGCGCCGGACCCGTTGGCGGATGTCGAGTACTCGGACGATCTCGAGGTCGATTCGGCCGCCGAGTTGACCGCGTTGCAGTCGGCATTCAAGGAGCGGCGCGGGGTCGAGGACAAGCGGTTCCAGCAGGCGACGGACTCAGAGTTCTGGGCGGCGCTGTGTTTCCAGTCGCGAGAGGCCAAGGATGCGTTCCTGGCCGCGACTTCAACCGCTCGGCTCGGAGACAAGTACATCGATGGGCACGCGTTCGCCAAGGCTCTCGGCATCGACCTTCCCTGAAGCCTCACCTGATCTTGATCATCAGAGAGGAGGTGCGCCATGCGTCAGCGCTTGACTCGCAGGGGTTTCATCCCGCTTCGTCGCCGTTCCGCCGCTTCGCGATCGGGCTCACGGTCCTCCGGCTCCTGATTCAAAGCAAGCCAGCCTTCGAAAGGGGCCGCCACCTTACACGGGGTGGCCCCTTTCGACTGTCCGACATGGGAGGTGGCCGACATGGCCGGACGTGGTCCCGCACCAAAGCACCCGAGCGCTCGTGCTCGTCGGAACACTGTTGGGGCTCTGCGGTCCCTCGGGCCGGTTGACTCGTCACAACCCGAACTGCCTGACTCAATCCCTTGGCCGGACGCCACCATTGAATGGTGGGATATGTGGGGATCGTCTCCGCAATCGGCGGAGTTTGGCCCCACAGACTGGTCCTTTCTGATGGAGACCGCACTGCTGCACGCTGATGTGTGGAGTGGGAATTTGGATCGACTGGCGGAGTTGCGCATCCGCGTGGCGAAGTTCGGTGCCACGCCCGAGGATCGCGCACGGTTGAAGATCCAGTACGCACAAGCGGAAGTCGCGGACGATCGGGCACAGGCGACCCGAGAGCGGCGAGCTCGGACGGCATCAAAGGGTAATGGCGATGATCCTCGTTCGGGCTTGTATGCCGTGAACTGACATGGGCTCATTGGTTGTTCCGGGCCCAGACTCGGAGCCGTGGCCCACGATCGGCGGGGAGGTCGTCGATTTCCTCGAGGATCGCGCCGTGTATGGCAAGGGCTCGCTAGAGGGTGAGCCGTACGTCGTCGATCCGGAGTTCAAGGCGTTCATCTATCGCGCCTTCGAGGTCTATCCGGAGATCGTGACGAAGTCGTTTGCCGGCGGCGGACCTGGCTTGCACATCAAGGACCGACACCCATGGGCAGGCCGTCGACGGTTCAAGCGTGTGGCCCTCTCGGTGCGTAAGGGCTTGGCGAAGACCGAGAAGGAAGCCCTCATCGTCTACGCGCACATTCATCCGGAAGGCCCGGCGAAGTGCGACGGTTTCGACTCGTCAGGGCAGCCAGTCGCTGCGCCCACTCGGCGACCGTATGTGCCGATGCTCGCCTACTCGTTGGATCAGGTCGAAGAACTTGCCTACGGGACCTTGTCGTACATCGTGGCCAACAGTCCGGATGCCGACCTCTTTGACATTTCGCTAGAGCGGATCATTCGTCTTGACGAGCATGGTCGGGACGACGGCAAAGCGCTCCCGTTGGCACAGTCTCCTGACTCGCGCGATGGGGCACTGACCACGCTTAACGCGTTCGACGAGCCTCACCGTCTGTACATGCCTCGCCATTTGAGGGCGCACGAGACGATGGACGCGAACCTCGAGAAGCGGCCACTTGAGGACCCTTGGGGGCTGTACGTCGGCACTGCCGGTGAGCTCGGCCAAGGTTCGATCGCTGAGCAGTTGCACACTGAGGCTGAGCAGATCCGCGATGGCAAGATCGAGCAGGCGGACTTGTTCTACCTCTACCGTTCCGACGACGGCGGGCATGACCTGACCGACAAGGCGCAACGGATCACAGCGATCGCGGAAGCGACGGGACCGGCCGGCGAGTGGGGGCCTGGCCAGTTCGACAGCATCGCTTCGAAATGGGATCGTCCGGGCGCGGACACGGCATACCTTGAACGGGTCTGGTTGAACCGGTGGGTTAAGTCGGGTCAGCAGGCGTTCGATGTGAAGCGGTGGCGCGACCTGGCTTGCATCAAGGGCTCGCAGGCCGCCGGGTTGCGGCCGGTTATCCCCAAGGGTTCGGCCGTGACGGTCGGATTTGATGGTGCTCGCCGACGCGACTCGACCGCCATCGTTATCACGGAGATCGCCAGCGGCACACAGGAACTGTTCCGCCTCTGGGAAGTTGACCTCGACGATCCCGATTGGGAGATCGACGAGGCTGACGTGAACCAAGCGGTCGCCGAGGTGTTCACGCGCTACTCGGTGGCTCTCTTTTACGGCGACCCGCCCTACTGGATCGAGGAGATGGGCCGCTGGGCTGGCCGGTGGTCAGTGGTCGAGGAATGGTGGACCAACCGTTACAAGGTCATGGGCTACGCGATCCGGGCCTACAAGGAAGCGATGGGGTCCGGCGCGGTCGGGTGGAGTACGGAACATCCGAACGCTGACGATCTGGCCCGGCACATCGCGCAGGCCGGGCAGGTCAAGACAAGTTTCATCATCGAAGACGGCCCGGATGAGGGCCAGCCGCTCTACAACCTCGCCAAGATCCATCCGGACCGGAAGTTCGACGCCGCCATGGCCGCGGTCCTGTCCTGGCAGGCGTATCTCACCGCTGTGAAGAAGGGCCTCGGAAAGACGAGGACTCCGACGCGACCCCGTCGCATCCGCTGACCAAGGAAGGGAGTGTCTGTGCCGATCGACGTCGATACCCCAGACAGTCCAGGTTGGTGGCTGAATCGGTGCGCTAAGAAGTTGGCGGCGAATCGCAAGGTGATTGACCCGCTGTTCGCTCGCTACGAAGGCAACCAAGAGATGCCCTCGGAACTGCGCTCGGCCCCGGAGCCTGCGCAGCGCTTCTTCCAGACGAGCCGGACTGGCCTAGCTGAGTTGATCGTGAAGTCGACGCGTTACCGTCTGAAGTTGTCCGCGATCCAGACCGCGAACGATTCTGGGGAGACCGGCGACCAGGAGGCGTGGAAGGCGTGGAAGGCGGCCGGCATGGTCGTGGAATCGCCTTCGATCATCACGAACATGCTGGTGGCGCGATCGGGCTACGCACTGGTGCAGGAGCACGAAGGTGAAGTGGCGGCCACGAGTGAGGACCCGCGTCAGATTGTCACGATCCACGATCCGGTGCGCCAGTCGAAGGTGAGGGCTGGGGCGAAGATCTTCCACGACGACGATTTCGACATGGACTACGCCTACCTTTATCGGCCGGGGCGGGTGTGGGTGGCGAAGAACCCCCGCAAGGGCACCACGACGCCGCGGTTCTCGTCGTCGTGGAGCTGGTCAGACGAGTTCGGTGGTGAAGCAGGACATCCTCTCCCGGCAGGCTTTGAGGGCGACGTCATGATCGTCCGCTACCGCAACGACGAGAACGTCTCCGAATTCGAGCGGCACGTGGATCTGCTGAACCGCTTCGATCACCTCGTGCTCCAGGGGATGGTCATTGCGACGTTGCAGGCGTTCAAGCAGCGCGCCATCAAGGTGGACGAGCAGGATATGCCCGAGGTTGATCCGGACACCGGGCAGACGATCGACTACGACGATGTGTTCGCGGCCGACCCGGGTGCGCTCTGGAAGTTGCCGGTCACCGCTGAGATGTGGGAGTCGGGAGCTGTAGACGTCACGCCGATCGTGGGTATGGCGATCAAGCAACTGGAACTCATTTCGGCGGTCACCTTCACCCCGCTGTCGGCGTTCACCCCTGAGGGGGCGAATCAGTCAGCGCAGGGCGCATCTCTGGTGCGCGAGGGGATGACGTTCAAGGTTGAGGACAAACAGGATCGCATCGGGGATGCGCACGAGCACACCGCGTCACTGATCTTCCGCATGGCGAGTCTCGATGTCGGTGACCGTGAGTCGTTGCGTGCGATTTGGGCGCCGGCCGATCGGTACGGGCTGGCGGAGAAGGCTGACGCATGGTCGAAGTTGGTTGGGGTGCCGTGGCGCACGAAGATGCGGATGGTCATGCAGTTCAGTCCCGAAGAGGTTGCTCGGGCCGAGACCGAGCGCATGAACGACGCGGTCCTGTTCCCTGCCGAGGCCGCGCAACCGGTCCCGGCCAATGGCTGACGTCGTCGCGCTGACGCGCACGATTGACGCGTTCGACAGCCAGCGGCAGGCACTCCTCGAGCGCATCACCAGTTTGGTCGTGGCCGACTTCGAGCGCTTCGACGGCTGGTATTCGCCGCGTCTGGTCGACGAGGTCGCCGCGCAGGTCGCGACCAAGATCGCGGCCGGTCAACTCGGGACGGCTCAACTGACGGACGCCTATCTGGCGCGCACGACGTCGTACGTCATGGGCAGAGTCGTCACCGGCTCGGGTGTCCCGCTCGTCATGGGGCAGACGCTGCGCGCCGGGGTGAAGGATCACGTGGAGGTCTACGGGCGCGTAGCGGCTGAGTACCGCTATCAGCGGCACCTTGGCCGGGCCGACTCGCAGGCGTTGACAAACGCCATGGTGCGGGCTCGGGAGATGGTCGGCACCGATCTCGGATTGGCGCATCAGCGTCAGGTGTCACGGTTCGTGAAGTCCCGTGGTGTGAACCGCTATCGGCGCGTGATCCGCTCGGAGAGGTCCTGTGGCCTGTGTGCTGCCGCCTCGGATCGGCTATACCACCGCGGTGACCTGCTGCCGATTCACTCGCGGTGCCGGTGTGGGGTCATCGCGGTCACGGCCAACACTGATCCTGGCTCGCAGATCAACGACGAGATCTTGGGCGAGATGTACGACGCGGCCGGATCAACCAAGGGCGCGGATTTGAAGCGGGTTCGTGTCGAGGTCGTCGAGAACGGCGAACTAGGTCCTCAGTTGCGCGTGGCCGGCCAGCATGTGCGCGGCCCGGCCGAGGTCGCGGCCTGATCCAAGAACTTCCCTGCGTCACGCAGGGTTTGACGCCCGGCAGGGCGAGCCCCACCAACCCCGACAGGGAGATGCACCAAATGTCCGCACCGTTCACGTTCCGGTCCGCTTTCCCGTTCGCCCCGATCGACCCGGCGGCCATCCTTGAGCATCACCGCTCAACCTTCGGCAACCTCCGCATGGAGAACGAACCGCCCGGCGATGGCGGCGGTCAGGGCGGCGACGTCGAGGTTGGGCCCAACGGCTTCCCTGAGTCCACACCGATCGCGGACATGAAGCCCGAGCATCAGGCGGCCTACTGGAAGCACCAGTCCCGCAAGCATGAGGACGCCGCCAAGGCTCGCGCTGACTACGAGGCGATCAAGGCCGAGCGTGACCAGTTGAAGGCCTCGACCCAGACCGACGCTGAGAAGGCCGTCAACGAGGCCCGCGCCGACGAACGTGCCAAGGCCGAGAAGGACACGGCCAGCAAGTACCAGGCCCGCATCGTAGCCGCCGAGGTCAAGGCCGCGCTTGCGGCCACCAAGTTCCCCGCCGACAAGATCGCGGGTCAGGTCGAGTTCCTCGACCACACGAAGTTCCTCACCGCTGACGGTGAGGTCGACGCCGACAAGGTGAAGCAGTACGCCGCGGGGCTCGCCCCCAATGGCGGCACGTGGCCCGACATGGGCGGCGGCAATCGCGGAGGAAGCACGACCGGCAAGGGCGTGTCCGCTGGGGCCGACATGTACGCCGCATCCCGCGGCAAGACCACCTGAGAAGAAGAAGGAGATCAACCATGCCTCGTCTCAAGAACGAGACCATCGGCGCGGGCGACCAGTCCTGGCTCGGGTCGGCTCACGGCATCCGAAACTGCCGCACCGAGCTGCTCGACATCAGCACTTTCACCCCCGCCACGCACTACCCGAACGGCTACATCCCGTCCGGCACCCCCGTGGCCAAGGTCGGCGGGGTCCTCGTGCCCTACGACTCGACCGAGGTCACCGTCACGAACGCCGGCGTCCTGGCAGGGCACCTGTTCACGGACCAGGCAGTCGTCGGCACCGACGACTTCGCCGTCCCGGTGCTCGACCTCGGTCGAGTTCGCTCCGCGAAGGTCCCGCAGGGGTCCAACGCGTTCACCGTTCCCGTCGCGGCTGCCAAGCGCGCCGCCGTGACCATCGTCTACATCTGAGGAGGGGTCTGACATGGCTCTCTGGACCGACATCATCGACCCCGCCACCCTGACCGGGTATGCCCGCGCATCGCTGGCGGACTACGAGGCCAGGCGTGGCACCCTCGCTCGCTGGCTGCCGAACCGGACCGTCCCGTCGATCGACGTCCGCTTCACTGCGGGGTCGTTCGGGCTCGTCGAGGTCGCGGACTTCCGCGCCTACGACGCTGAGCCGACCATCGGCAAGGCGCCGGCTGGCAAGCGGGTCACCCTCGAACTCCCGGCGCTGGGGCAGAACATCCCCGTGTCGGAGTACAACCAGCTCCGCGCGAATGGTGCGCAGCCGGGCGAGGACACGATCCTGACCGCGATCCAGCGCACCACGGACACGGTTGTGCGTTCCGTCGCGGACGCCCTCGAGCGCCTTCGCGGGACCGTCCTGACGACCGGGCGGGCGACCGTCGCGGGGTTCATGGACGACGGCTTCGGGCGCGCCGTTGGGCACAGCGTCGTCGCGGGCACCCCATGGTCGACCGCGACCGCTGACGCACTGGGCGACCTGACCGCGTGGTCGGACACCTACCGGGACGCGAACGGCCAAGAGCCGGGCGCGATCGTCATGTCCACCCGCGTCCTGCGCGCCATGGCCGCGCTGAACCAGATGCGGACCCAACTCGCATCCGGCTCTACCCGGCCGGCGACCCTGCAGGACGTGCAGGACACGGCCAGCGCGAACGGTCTGCCGCCGATCTTCATCTACGACCGGCGCGTGTCGGCTGGTGGCGCGGCGACCAAGGTCATCCCCGACGACCGAGTGCTGCTGCTCCCGGCTCCCGTCGAGGACGTCAACGACTGGCAGGGCACTGAGCTGGGCGCGACCTTCTGGGGTCGCACCCTGTCCTCGCTCGAGTCCAGTTGGGAGATTCCCGAGGCCGACCAGCCGGGACTCGTCACTGGCGTGTACCGCGGCGAGAAGCCGCCCATGATCGCGGAGGTCATCTCGGACGCGATCGCCATGCCGGTGCTCGCCAACGCGAACCTCTCGTTCGCTGCCGACGTCCTCTGAGGTGGGTGCCATGAGTCGCAAACTCGTGGCCTTCGTCCACGTCAATGGGTCCGCCTACGGTCCCGGCGACAAGGTTCCCGCGGATGTCGCGGCGCAGATCGTGAACCCGAAGGCGTGGGAGGGCGGCGATGCCCCCGACGCTGGCGAGTCCGAGTCGGGGGGCTACGAGTCCCTGACGAAGGCGCAACTCGCCGAGGAGATCGAGAAGCGCAACGAGGGCCGTGATGACGAGACGAAGATCTCGCCGTCCGGATCGAACAAGGCCGACCTGGTCGCCGCCCTCGTGGCGGACGACGCTGCCGGCGACAACTGAATAGGGGGTGGGGCGGCCATGGCTGTGACCGTCGACATGGTTGCGATAGAACTTGGTCGCCCCACTCCTGCCTCTAACTCACTCGATGCGGCCCAGTGGGCGACGTGGATTAGTCGCGCGGAGCGGGCAATTCGGTCGCGGGCCGATCGTCTGGGCGTCGCGTTCGAGTCCTTGGATGTCGACGTTGTGGACGACGTGATCCTCTACGCGGTGGTTCGTCGCGCGACTCGCCCGATCGACGGGGCTGAGTCGGTCACTGAGTCGGTCACTGTCGACGCCGGGACCGTGAATGACACCCGGAGGTACCCGGCTGGCGGACAAGGTGACTTGTTTTTCCTTGACACGTGGTGGGCACTGCTTGGACTCATGCCACGCGCAGGGCGCGCCAGGTCGATCAGGCTGGGCGTTCCAGGGTGGCGGACCCCACGACAGGGCATGTGATGCACCCGGAGGATGTCGCGCGTCGACTCCAATCAGGACTCATGCGGCTACGTTCCCTGTCTGAGGCGACGTTCATCGACTCATGCAGAATCACGCGCCCTACGGCAGCCGCCGACGCGTGGAACGCGAGTGCCGGCACTTATTCGCCCGGGGAGGCGCCGGTCATCTACTCGGGTCCCTGCATGTTCAAGAACACGCAGGCGAATCCTCAGGCTGCCGATGCGGGAGAAGCGGACTGGTCTGCCGATCTTGTCTACGTTGACCTGCCGGTGACCTCGTCGGCTGACGTGCATGACGACGACCTCGTGACCATCACTTCTTGCGTCAACGACCCTGGCGCGGTGGATCTTCAAGTCCACGTGGTTGGTGGGCACTGGCAGACGTACAGCAAGGAGCGTCGCCTCCCGTGCCGTCTGGTGACTCGTGATGCCTGAGTGGGACACGTCGGAGGTCCACGCGCTCGCGGCCCGGTTCCGCACTGCACCCCCGAAGGCGATGGCGGCGATCGTGCCGGTAGCCAACAAGGCCGGCGTGAACATGAAGCGTGACATGAAGCGTGCCGCGTCAGGGCACAGCCACCTGCC